CACGATCTTGTCGAATTGGCTGATGGTAGATGGTTACGATATGCGCCTCATATGGGCCAAGATGCAGTGGTAATCTGCGACTAACCGATCACGAGCAGCGGGGTCGTCCCAATACCAACGAGCGTTGTGATGCAAAGAGAACCCTCACAACGTATTCAGCGGCTATGGGAAATGTGGACATCGAATCTTTGTGCGGTCTCGCTGCTCGCGTTTTTTTTAATCGATCACGAGTGATGGGGTTGTCTCGGTGTGCGCGTGCACATCGAGGATTTGTGGCTCCGCGTGTGTGGCCCCATCACTCGGGTTTTTTTATAGGGGATAGGATATGGCCAAAAATAGTAAAAATGTAACGGTATCGCAGGCGGCAACAATGCTGGGCTGCTCTGCTCGATGGGTGCGATACCTGCTCGAGAATGATCAGCTCAAGGGCAAACAGGTCGGCGCACGGCAGGACTGGCATATCGATGTGCAGTGCCTTATCGACTGCGTCACTGTGCGGCAGAGCAAGCTCTTGGCTCAGGTCAGGGCTAATGAGCTGAAGATCAAACGAGCTCAGGTGGCCCTTGCCAAGATGCGAGGAAAGTAATGGCACTGGTACTTACTCGACGTGCAGGTGAGCACATCGTCCTATCGACTGAGTTTGATGGACGGATGGTGACCTTGGCAGTAATCACATACATAGGGCACGCTGGTGATAGCGGTCGTATCGCAGTCTCAGGTGCGCCATCAATTCGGGTTTCTAGGTCTGAAGTTTTCTTTAACGATATTAAGGAGTTGGATCATGAGTGTGGTATTGGCAGAGCAGGAGGCTCCTGCGGGAGTGATGGGCAGGGGGGCGGCAGTAGCAGCAGCCTGCCGACAGATAGTGCTCAGCACGACGATGGATCTCAGGGGCAAGAAATACATCAGGGCGGAGGGATGGCAGGCATTGGCTGCGGCTAATGGGCTGAGCCCTCGCATCTCGATGGTCGAGGAGATGCAGAACGGCGATATAAGAGCCGTGTGTGATCTCATTAGGCTGAGTGATGGCGAGACGGTTGCAAGCTCTGAAGGATTTGTCGGTACCGATGAGCCGATGTGGCAGAATCGCCCGCGCTACGCGCGGCGAGGCATGGCGCAGACTCGAGCGACTTCACGGGCATGCCGATCAGCCCTTGCTTGGATCGTGCCTCTATTGGATGCGGATCTTAGCACTACGCCTGCTGAGGAAATGGAGGAGCCAGCGCCAGCAGCCAAGGGCAAGGCCAAGCCTCCGCAGATCACCACATTCGTGCAGGAGGTTGTCCAGGCGGATGCTGTTGTGCCTGAGGTGCCCACTAAAACAGCCCTAGAGCGTATCTTGTCTCTTTACCGTCAAGCCACTGCTGCTGGTGTGGTAGGCGCAAATTATTGGGATCTTGTGCGTGAGGATTACGGCATTAAGACTCTGAAGGTTAGTGAAGGACTTACGGCAGCGCAGGTAGCTGAGATTGAAGATCATTTGTTAACTCTCATTAAGATCGGAGCTTCAAAATGAAATTGACTGGCTTCAACGCGGCTAATCATCAGCCAACGCAGGAAAAGTTAGGGGCACTGCCTCCGGGTGACTACACGGTCGAGATTACTGACAGCCAGCAAAAAACTACCAAGGCAGGCAACGGATCATACCTTGAGCTGGTGCTGCGGGTAGTCGAGGGCACCTACGAGCGACGGCAGCTATGGGTGCGATTGAATCTCGACAATCCTAATCCACAAGCCGTTAAGCTTGCTCAGGCTGAACTCTCTGCTATATGTCGTGCTGTCGGTGTGCTCACGCCGAATGACTCGTCAGATCTCCATGGTCGGCCCATGGTCGTGACGGTCACGCAGGTGCCAGTTATGGGTAGTAATGGTATGCGCAATGAGGTTAAAGCTTACCATCCTGCGGTAGCTGCATCAGGCGCAGACGAGTCAGCATTCTAGAGTGCGTGCTCACGCACAGATCCGCGCCCGGCGGAGTCATGATGACAACCGGGCCAATACACACGAGGTGATGATGAGCGAGTCTCTGATGAGCGCTGCCCTACGCTATGCGCAGCTAGGATATGCCGTGTTTCCGTGTGCGCCGGGGCGCAAAGTCCCGATGGTGACCAATGGTCGCAATGCTGCCACTACTGACGCCCAGCAGATTGAGGCATGGTGGCAGGCAGCGCCACGCGCAAACATTGGTATAGCGACTGATGACCTGATCGTGATCGACATCGACAGATCAGATAACGGGTGGCCCCATGACGGCGAGCTCGGTGCCCAACTGGCCAGCGCAGCGACAAGCATCACTCCTCGCGGCGGGCGGCATCATGTATACCGCCAGCCTAACGGCAAGGCATGGCGTTCTAGTGTGGGCAGGATTGCTGACTCGGTCGATACTCGAGGATGGGGTGGCTACATCTGTGCTGAGCCCAGTGTCCTGCCCGGTGGTGCCTATCGATGGGTGCCTGGGTGCGAGCTTGATCTGCCCCGTGAAAAATTGCCCGTGCCTCCACCATGGCTAGCTGACTTGCTCGATGGATTGCAGACCGGTCGTATCTCTCGAGCCGTGTCTGCTGTAGCTGGTGACGCTAATCCACTGCCAGAAGGATCACGCAACGAGGCACTAGCTCGACTGGCTGGCTCGATGCGTCGAGTGGGCATGAGTCGTGCGGAGATTACGGCAGCCCTGCGGCAAATCAATCGTGATCGATGTCAGCCCCCGCTCGACGAGCAGGAGGTCGATGATATCGCTCGCAAGATTGCCAGATACGAACCAGATCAGACATGGGTGGCATTTGCTGAGGATCATGCGGCTCAGGATGCTGCGGAGGCACGCACGGTCGAAGTATCGGTGCCGGGTGATCCCGGTGCGATACCTGATCATCTGCTACATGTGCCGGGCATCATCGGTACATTTATGGCCTATGTGGATTCAATAAGCCATCGACCTCAGCCAGTGCTGGCAATGGGTGCTGGCATATGCCTGATGTCTGCTCTAGCTGGTCGTAAGGTGCGTGATCAATTTGGTACTCGACCCAACATCTATGTGCTTGGTGTGGCACCTAGTGGAGCTGGTAAGGAGTCAGCGAGGCAGGCGCTTAAGAATTTACTAGCTGATTGTGGTGGCATCCATTTGCTTGGCGAGGGCATTGCGAGTCATACCGGATTGATCAATGCTCTTGTGTCGCAGCCATCACGACTCTATGCGATCGATGAAATTGGGCGATGGCTGCGTTCGATTAGCGGTGCGGTATCAGCTCCTCACCTTGCTGGCATTATCACGGTACTGATGAGACTTTACAGCTCTTCGGCTAATGTTTTTGTGGGCGAAGACTATGCGGATGTTACGAAACGTACGGAGATCTACTCGCCTAACTGCGTATTGTATGGCACCACAGTGCCCGGCAACTTATTTGCAGGATTGACCGCGGAGAGCATTACTGACGGCTTCCTAGGTCGCATGCTATTGTTTGAGTCGGCCCAGGTGCGCAAGCGCAAGTGTCGCCCTATCGATGTGCCCGCCAGTCTGAGCAACTCATGCAAAAATTGGATTAACTTTACTGGGCATTTGCGTGATGGCAATCTGACGCATTTGCGGCCCACTCCGGTCGTGGTGCCCACGACCGATGCAGGAGCCGCGTTGCTTGATGGCTACGACACGATCTGCGATGACCAGATGGAGTCAGAGAAACATGATGTCGGGTCTCTCTGGACTAGAGCTGCTGAGAAGGCTCGCAAGCTGGCCCTGATCTACGCCTGCTCTCGTGCTGAGCATAGTCGTGAGCTGGTCATTGATGACGACGCGGCCAACTGGGGATGTGGGCTAGCGCAGCATCTCACGGCTCGGTTGGTGTGGCTGGCCCGATCATATGTTGCTGACGGTGCGTTCGATAGTAAGAGGCTACGTGTCTTGCGTGCCCTACATCGAGCTGGCAAGGAGGGTATGACACGTAGCGAGCTTACTAGATCAACGCAGGCACTGAGGCCAACCGAGCGTGAAGAAATCCTGAATTCACTAGCCCAAAGCGGTGAAGTTGAGATTATTCAAGGTGAAGCTTCAACCGGTGGAAGAAAGTCCACTCGCTACATCTGCCGTAGTGGCTGAGGTTTGCGTTGTGAGTTCTGTTCTTTCTAGAATTCACTCCCACTATTAGATAAGTACTCAGATAGTACCCAAACAAAGGTGGCAGTGAAGAAAGTGAAAGAAGTAAAAAGAACAGAAGAAAGAAGATAATATAATAATAATATATATTTATTATTATATTTTATAATGGTTACTTTTATTTAGGAGTATATCTTTGGCTAGCAGAATTCCAATCATGGTTGGCGAGCGTTTGTTCCCTAATCGGGCAAACCTATTCGCCCACTACAGCGCCATCGTCCAGAGCTACCTCCACGGACAAGAGGTCAGCCCTGAGCACGCTGCTGAGTTCACGTCACTCCTGGTCTCTCAGCATCCCGATGGTGAGGAGATCACATCTGACGTGATTGGCTATCGGGTCATCCATGAGCACTCAGTGTTCAGGCGCAGTAAGAACCACGTCGAGATCCTGCGCCAGTCAGCCGAGCCCTGCCTAGTTGGATGGGTCAAGGCCTGCCGTGGATTTGCTAGCGTCGATTGGGGGCGCCTAGGGGCTCGATCTGCTATACACGGCCAGATTGTCGAGTTCCGCCGATCGTCGCTCCTACGGGCACCAGAGTGCGCAGAAACGGGCGTGATGCTCGATGAGGATACCGCGGTCGTTGATCACTGGCCCATCACGTTTGCCCAGCTTTACTGCGCATGGCTACGTGAGCGGGGGCTCGATAGTCGCAAGATCTTAGTCACGCACCGGCCTAATGCCCCAGTGCAGATCTCGGACCCTGCCCTACGCACGGACTGGCAGGATTATCACGAGACCCACTGCACGCTGCGGATTGTGACTCGCATTGTCAATTCGCAGAGCTGGCGCGAGGTCATTTGAGCCACGGTGGCCATGGCCCCTGCTGCTCGTTGTAGCAGGGATTTTCTGCGGGCATGCTGCCGTTGAACTGTCATCCATGGCCATCGTTTAAATCCCCTAGGACCGGCGGCGCATTAAGCCAAGTTCTGCGCCGGGGCTTCGGGGGTGCGGTAGGTACCCGGTCACCTATCGCTCTCACGTGTGTGATCGGACACTAGCCCACTGTCGGAGGTGGGGCGTGAGATGTTTTCTGTGGTGCTTGATTTCAAGGAGTTTTATTAATGCTTCAGGCAATAGAAACTAAACACAACGGATTTCTTTTTAGAAGCAGATTGGAAGCGCGATGGGCTGTGTTTTTTGATGAGATGGGAATTAAATATGAATATGAGCCAGAAGGATTTAAAACTAAATGCGGTTATTATTTGCCTGACTTTCGTGTCATGAGTAGATATGGTTGGCCTATATGGTATGAAATTAAACCTAGAGGATTTTCTTCATGCGATCGTTTTAATTCTTTTAGTGAATCAAATGATGCCAACATGCTTTGTGGAGATCCTTATAATGTTTTATTTGATGATAAATCAAGCGTTCTTTGTCCAAGATGTTTAAGTCTTTCAAATTGTAATTTTTTAACAGGTCATAGATTAGATGAAATGATTATGTGTAGTACAAATGAAGTTTTTAGTTTTTATTGTTATCCTTGTGACGAAGACACTCCTGGTGGCGGTGGTCATGCCTTGGAAGTTTCAACATACAGTCCTTTTTTTATTACGCCATATAAAGGCGATTTAGAATTAGCATCACCTTATTTTGGCTTATATTATCACGCAATTCATCAAGCTTGTGTAAAAGCTCGAAGTGCACGTTTTTAATTGAGGTTCTAACATGCGCCCTCTATGGCAAGTAATGGTCGATCATCGTGGTCGCCAGTGGGCCATGATTAGCAACCTCACGGAGGAGGTTGCTCGCGAGCTGAGCACGCAGCTCAACCGCACAGCTAAGGCAGGAGAGCCTATTTTGTTTTGGCCTGAGCATCTCTCACGGACTTGGGCCATTGGCAGGGAGGATACGACAGATGAGCAATGCAGTAATGTGCGATGCTTGGGAGATCGAGATGGCATGGATCGAGATGATCCTGACAATGGAGAAATGGAATGAAGATTCTTCCAATAACGACTAAGGTACGTGGCAATGACGGGCGCATATGGCATGTGCCCTTGCATACCAAGCTGCTCGATTGTGCCCGGTGTGGCACTGCCATGAGCGCTAGCCTAGTGACATTGGCGCGGGGTGGTGGTACTCTGCCCCTGATGCGTGGTCGGCTGCCAGACATTGGTGGCAACATGAGGCCTTATTGTGAAGAGTGCTATGAGGGAGTGAAGATTAACCAATGAGCATCTGGCAGAATATCAACAAGGCCTTTATCGCTGGCGACGAGCTAACCGAGCTGGATATCCAGTGGTTGCTCGATGAGGCTGAGGCTGCTGCTCGACTGCGGGCAGCCATCAGGAAAAACTGCACTCTCCGCGCAATGGGCACGGAGATGATTCAGGATTGGGCTCGTGAGGCATTAGGATGATCTACGTTATTTGCTCGATTCTATTGTGTGGCCAGTCAGCTCAGCAGAGCGCAAACATGAGCGCGGCCCAGGGACGCATGGCCCATCGTGGCGGGTCGTATCGTTACGAGGGTGTTGGGTTCTCCACAGTCAGTGCGCAGCAGGCTATCCGCAATTGCTGCTACTACGGGCAGCACACACCGATCGAGATTGCAGTGAGCAGGGGACGCAATGGCTGGTACGCATGCGTGAGGTACCGATAATGGATGAGCGCTCACCACCGACTCAATACGACGAGACGCTTGCTTGGTGCGGCGTCGGGCTGCTCGCCGCGGCCCTTGGCTGGACTCTCTACTGGTGCGTCTGGCTTCTGCGTGAGATCCTAGGCTGAGGAGGACATCATGAGCGATCCGATTAGCCCTGATCATTATCGACCTCGAGACGGCAGCAACATCGACTGTGCTGCCGCGCAGCGGGCAGGGCTTGGCCTTGCTGGCTACCGATCCTACCTAGCAGGATGTGCGGCCAAGTATCTGTGGCGGCACACCGAGAAAAATGGCATCGAGGATTTGCGCAAATCGGTGCAGTGCATCAATATGCTAATCGATACCTACGAGGGCAGCACATGACGCACCTACAGCTACTGATGGAATCCCAGCAGCGAGTGCAAAAGCTCGAGCGCCACATCGGGCAAATCAACAAGGGCATCGATGTCGTTGATGTGCTTCACAAGCAAATCAGCGCATACCAGAAAGAAATCCGGAGGTTACTCAATCGGCTATTTCGTTATTCGATGGATGATGGCACTGAGCATGAGCATCGTTATGCTTTACTGGTACCTAGTCTCGAGACCAAGGGCGAGGGTCGATACACCACCATCACGACCATGGCAGACAAGGACGAGGCGCTCAGCCTCGCGCATGAGATGCTCACGCTCTACGACCTACACTGTGAAGTCATGGATACCGAGACGCAGAATCTCCTAGATACCTAGTCTCGACGCAGCACGGTCAGACCATTGTTGTTCTGGCGGATCAGCTCGATCCGCCATTTATTATTGGCATCTATGAACTCGTCAATAGCCATCAGCAGCCCTGCCTTGCCAGCATAGGTCGGCCTTGCTAGTGGCGAGGCATGAGGGTAGATAGGCTCATCCTGATGACCATATGTCACAGTGTCATGTAGGATAATCACGCCATTTTTTCTTATACGATCGGCGTGCTTGGCCAGCTCGCCGCGTAACTGAGCATAGGTATGCAGAGTGTCAATAAATAGCAGATCGGTCTCCTCGATCACACTCATCGTCAGCACATCGGCCCGGCGGAACTCATACTCGATGCCAGCAGATGCCGCGTGCTCAGCTACTAGGCTCGTGTCCACATGCACGATGTCATAGCTGATCATGCGCTGAGGCAGCCCCGCCAGCAACGCCCACGTGGAGATCACGCCACGCACGCCCATCTCGGTGATGTGCTCCTGATTCCAGGCATAATCACGCAAAATGCTCAGGTGCTGGTTGATGTCGCTTGGCGTGTCCCGCACACGGGCATACTCGGTCAGTATCGACATGATGGTCATCTCTTCACCGGCAGGTAGTCGGTGTACTCGTACGGCCAGTGCGGCGCCAGCTCGACGATGCCGCGTGTCGTATTGTGCTGCCGCAGATGATTGGCAGCCATCTCGCTCACGATATTGGTGCTCCAACCGCTGGCGTGATAACCGCCACTGGTGCCCCATCTGTAGATATAGAACCGATCTCTGTCCTCAATCTCTTGCGTGATGGTGCCGTATTTCTTGCGCAACTCGTCAAATAGCAGAACGTCTATTGATCCGCTATCTCTCACCTCGCTGTATCTGCCGATTGAGTCAAATACCTCACGACTCATCATCAGGTTGCAATGGTACAGATTGCGTGACGGCGTGAGCTTGTGCGCGTCCTCCTCGAACCATGCGCTAGCCGTGTGGTAGATGCGATTACTGTCGAGATGCTCGACGCTGTAGCTGAGCCGCCATGGCAGGTAGATATCGTCATCTTCCCAGATCGCTAATAGATCGCCGGTGGCGAGCGATGCGGTCTGGTTGAACTTAGCACCAAGTGGCCGAATCTGATCTGCCACGTTGCAGATCTTGACCTGCGGGTGATCGTAGATCAGCGTCTGATCGCTGTAATCGTTAAGGATTATCAGCTCTTTCTCGCCCTGATAATCCTGCCGTAGAAACGACTCGATGGCGTGCTCGAGTTGTCGAGGCCTGCCATACGTTGGGCACAAACACGAGATCTTTGGCAGCGCCATAACTCACCCCTGTGGTCGTGATCGTACTCTCTCGAGCCATGCCGCGGCATCGACTCTCACCAGCGGATTGTGGCTGCGCCAGTCGCTGTAGTGGCCGAATATGAAATGACAATCTTCGCACAACGTCATGAGATTGCCGGGTGCCAGCTCGAGCTCAGGATGCAAGTGATAGGGCATCACATGGTGTACCTCGAGCGAGGTGACACGGTCGCAGGCTTCGCATTTCTGCTGCTGCTCGAGGTGCTTGCGCCTTACCGCTGACCATCTCGGAGATCGAGGAGTGCCGCCATAGACATCGGCAATGCCGGGCGATGTCAGCAGGCGATCGAGCCAGCGAGCAAGAAAGTTAAACATTGGCTGCCTCGAGCACATGGGTGCGGATCAGGTCAGTGCAGAACTCGGCAAGCATCCGCCAGCCGTGACCGTCTGGATACTCAGGATCGGCAAGGATTGCATCACATGCCTCCTCAGCCCATACGCGCAAGAGCTTAGGGTCGGGGATTGGCTGACCGGGGCGTACCTTGATGGCTTGCAGCGTGTGCGCCTTGACTAGCGCCTCGCTTAATACCGTGGTTGCGCTGGTCAGACAGAGCTGAGACCAGCCCTCCTGCCCGCGTGCCAGTCGTCGTACTCGCTCGATGTGCTCGACCATATCAGCCTCCTATATGATCCATGAGATCTTACGTGTCGGGAATCCCTCGACGTTGGAGAATATCCAGCAGTCACCGGATTTCAGCATCGCCTCGATGGTGCTGCTGCTTGCGTAAAATCCCTCTGGCCCAGGATTGCCCGGTCCTACTGGGCCAGTGTGCGATGATGCGCCCCAACTGTTATCGATGCGCCCATACTCGCGGCCAGTGATGGTGGCGTAACCGCAGAGACACATGCAGTGCTGCCATGTGCCAGCGGCCATGGCGATGCCGTTGGCGTCTCGCGTCATGGTGAAGCCCTGCGATGAGCACATCGCAATGCCGTAGCCGTTGGCCAAGGCTTTCTTGGCGTCGAGCCAGTTGCGCACCCGTGTCACGGCTCGCACTGGGTGTATTTTTGCTATCTGCTCGAGCTCGAGCGGCACACCCTTGCTGCCGTATTCACGACATCGAGACTCTGAGTATTCTCGTAGGTCGATGCCCAGATACTCCTCGCGGCCGAGCACGCCCCAGTCTCGCACCCAAGCCGCAGCATTTGCGCCGATAGCGCCATCACCGCGAATACTGCCACCACCTACCTCGACGCGGGCACCACCGTAGATCGGCTCGGTTGCGAGCGGTATGTACTGCTCAGACTCGCCAGCCACGATCTCAGCACACATGGTGTACTCGATGGCGCGGGCAGTGCCGAACGCTACGCAGCTACCGACCTTGCCCTGATTGCGTGGAGGCAGGAGAGCGCCAGTAGCCTTGCGGGCGAGATCCCAGAGATAAACGTGATCGGGCAGATCCTCGATAGGAGTCGAGCCGATTGGCGTACTACTGATGTCTGCATCGACGCAGGTTGCGACGATGTCATCGACTGCCTGCTTGTCGTCTACCCATCCCGGCACATACTGGCTATTCATCGGATGGTCTCCAGAGCTGACACGATGCGGGCGGATAATGTGATTGCTGCGTCGCGTAGCTCAGGCGTCAGGGCTCGATCGTCTGCGCCCATGACTGATGCCCACTCGGTGGCGATGCGCTCACGCACGGGCGACAGGGCAGCGTCAGCGATGCCAGCGGTTTTGCGGGCAGCGACCATAGCAGAGTAAAGCTGCTCGGTGGTCGTGATCGTCGGCGACCGGATAGTCGCAGGTGCTGCCCGATAGAGCGTCAGCAGTCGTGCGAGCGTTGCGGCCTTGTCTCGCTCCTGCGATCCGCCGTAGATGCCACTGAGCGCATCGGACAGCGGATCAACGATCGGTGATGGTGGAGATGGTGGTGATGCGCCCCCAATGATCACGGTCGTGATGACTGGCTCAGTTGGCACATCGGCAACGCTGGTATATGCGAGCAGGCGATACCTGCCGGGTCGTGCGCTGGTGACCACTGTCGCTCTTTGATTGGCGAGCAGGCTCGAGGGAAACACCTGCAATCCCTGATCGAGCGCAACATACCGGACGACCTTGCCCTCAGTCGTTGCGATCACCGTCACAAACTCAGCCACCTCGCCGCGTACCTCAGCAGGTACGACGAGCTGGCCTATCACGAGCAGCGCTGCGAGCATCATTGTTGCTGTATCCCTGAGTTGCGGGGTTGCGGTCTGCACCCTAGTGTATCGATTTTTGCGGAGATGACAGTTGCCGTGTCTGCGAGGTCATGCTGCGTAGACGAGATGTCCTTGATGCTGCCTCGCAATTCTTTGAGAAACTCGCGGTGATCATCTCGCACCGGGATGAGGATATTCTGCGCCAGCCACCATGCTGCGGCACTGACTCCGCAGAGCACAACGTAGAGCAGCCAGACATGGGGTCCAAACGAACGGCTAACCTCATCCATGACTGACTCCTAGTCGTGAGTTTTGACGGCTGGCACATGGTCGTACCGACCGTCGAATATCTGCGGGTAGATCTCGAGCACCTGCTGCTCAACCTCAAGCCGCTGAGCTTGAGGTAGCTTGCGTCCAAAATACTCTCTGAATTGTGTGATATTCCAGCCCATCTCGTATGCACCGATGAGGTAGTTGCGTAGCTTGTCGTTGAGGGTCAGCGAGTACGGAACAGCGCCGAATCGTGGGAATCGATGGCACCATCCGAGCCATGGCTGGTACATGACCTTGCCGCCATGGAGACGGACTTTGTCGTGGATATAAACCTCTTCGCCAGCGAATCCGCGGAAATGCTGCGAGAACTTTGGCCAGTCGGCCTTGCGCATAAACGACAGAGCGCTGCCGTGGGCGTGCACTTCGCGCGTTTCGCTGACCGGGTATCTCGAGTCCACTAGCCACGTGCCAAAAAAGTCACCGCGCAACTCGGGCGAGAGCTCGGTGGCGATGATGTTGCCTGCCTCACTGCGCAATGGCCCGACCCACATATCACGACCGACTGCATCAGCGCGGGCAGCCGCTACCAGTGCCTCGACCGCTCCAGGCACAAGCAGCACATGACAGTCGATGACGAGGACGTGAGAGCCCTGCGCATGCTCCCACACGGAGTTTTTTGCGTGTGCCGGACCCATGTTCTTAGGCGCATGAACGTATCTTGCCCGTGAATTAGCGCAGACATGATGAACGTCCCCACGATTAGGCTCGGGGTGATCGTCGACGACCAGCAGCTCTACGCCGTCGAGCTGGTGGTGCATGCGCAGCGAGGATAGGGTCCACCAGACGCCCTGCGGGTCGTCATAGGTCGCCATGCCGATCGTCAGGTCAATTTTCATCTGGTACTCTCGGCTCGTAGTCATCGCATGTTATGCAGTTGCGATGCGACTGATCCCGCGATGATATCCTACAGCGATCATGTCTACCACACACGTGTAAGATTGCCAATGTGCCACCGCAGCCACACGAGGGCTTGGCCTCGAGCGCCATGCCCAGGTGCTGGCAGGGCGAGGACATGTGCAGCTTGATCTTGCGGAGCATCTCGAGCTGCTCTGGCGTTGGCCCTGCCGCTGGCGGAGTCGCACCCGTAGTCGTGACCGATGTTGCCACCGTTGCCGGATCTCCGCCCCAGAGCGCTCGATAGCGTGGATCGTGATCGTAGAGCCAGCAGAGTCGGCATCCGTCGCGCGGTGGTGTGTGGTTGCAGGGCTTCATTCGGTCACCGTGGCCATAATAGTACCAGTACCAGTGGCACCATAATAAACAAATGTTGCAGGGCATAACGTTGGCGAAATAATTTCATTGCATTTTTTAACTGATAATTCAAATGTGTAATTTATAACACCACATCCAAAAGATTGTCTTGCACCATTTAATGATATTGTTGTACCCAAATAAAAATTTGGGCAATCTAATAAAACACATGGGTAAAAAGCATAAGATCTAGCCTTAACTAATGGATAAACATTAATTTGAATTTTGCATTCAGAATTATCAGTAATTGGATCATAAATACTAATATCTCCAGCCAACATAACGTCAGTATTGCAATCACGTCTTGGCGTTTGATTGCAAGCAGGATCTGAATCGCCTAATGTGTAATATCCTTCTCCAGAACAAAGCAAAGCAGTATTATATGGAGATGGTTCTACTTGAGATCTATAATAAGTAGAGACGCGATAACCAGAATAATTTGTTGTGCCTAAATAATGGAAACTAATTGTTTTTCCGTCTGCGCAAGGCCAATAATTATATAAATCTGAAAATGTTAAATTAAGAATTTTTGGCAATTGTTTTGACGGATTACAGCACGATACATTTATTGGACAGCATAAGGCATTCCCGCAGCACTTCGTACACGTCAACCGCTTGCACGCTGGCGTCGCTATCTCACCATCTGTTGTGCCATTGCTGGCAGGATACGAGCATGAACACCCCGTCGAGCACGTGCCGTTACCGCCAGAGATCTTGATCCATTTTGCTAAATCCGCGTACCAGCGCCATGTGCATGTGCCGGTGCAGGGCTGCTCGGTCGTGGTTGTCGTTGTCGTCGATGATGTTGTGGTGCCCGTGCTGGTCGTCGTTGTCGTGGTCGGCGGCGCAGTGCTGGTTGTGCTGGTTGTTGTGCTGGTTGTTGTCGTGCTGGTTGTGCTGGTCGATGTGCTGGTTGTCGTGCTCGAGGTAGTCGATGAGGTAGTCGAGCTAGTAGTAGTCGTGGTCGATGCCACGCAGTCTACGTACCATTCCTCATCTATTTCTGTGCCCGGCTCACTAGGAGCCGGACCGCATATGCACCCTTCGCCCTCGCATGAGTTGATGTAGACAGTCCAGATGTAGCCGTTCCATCGATAGACGCATAGACCGCCGCATGGTGACGGAGTAGATGTAGTGCTTGTCGTGCTGCTGGTTGTCGAGCTAGTGGTAGTTGATGATGAGCTCGTTGTTGTTGTTGAGCCCCCCTCATCTTGGCAAAATGTGTTACCAATTTGCCCTATTTCTGTCCCATTATATGCAGGTGGTCCAGAACATTCGCAGCCGACCCCGCACTCTTCTGAAAGAAATACCCATGTAGAGCCATTCCATTGATATATACATGGCAAATCATTACACGCCATTATCCACCACCCGTCGAGGTCGTGCTTGTCGTCGTTGGTGCCGCAGTGCTTGTCGTCGTGGTTGTTGTGCTCGAGGTCGTGCTAGTCGTGGTGGTGGTCGTCGTGCAGTAGTACGCCCCAGGCACACATATGGTCGTGTAGTTGGGGGTGATCGTGCCATCGACGCAGGAGATCGATGAGACGTAATCGTAGCTCAGGATTTCGCCGCCGCCACCCGACAGGATAACCATGTACACCGGATTGCCGTAGCTGTTGATGCCAGCGTACCTGCCTAGGTATCTTTGCACTGACGGCACACCGCCGTTGATGTCCTTGATTTTGATATCGACATCGTCGGTCCACGTGTCAGTATCGGCAACGTAGGTCAGCAATTTACCCGGATAGTACCCTGATGTTGGCGTTGTCGATGTGACACGCACCACATGCACGATCGGGTAACTCGGCCCATTTCGAGGCATGACGTTGCGGTCACGGTTACCAAGATTGCCCGCCTCGTATTCACGCAGGAGCGTGGCGAGGCGCGCGATTGATTGATCGTCTAGGAGATAGCCAGCCATCGTCCAAAGGCCTCCTAGAGTGCGGGAAACGTCACACGCGGGTAAATGTCGAACGTCAACGGTATAGGACTGCTCGCAGGAGCGAGCGGTAGACCTGCACCGTCAAGATTGACTGGTACTGTGACGTTGACGCCGTTGTAGTCAATAGGGCTGCGAACGCCTGCGACGAGCTTAAACATGCCCATATCGTTGACTACATGCGTCCAGCCGTTAGGACGATATTCAAAGACAAGCGTCCAGCGCCAATAGCTGACGTTATTCTCGTACACCAGATTGGCACTAACACTATTGAGCTTGGCAAGTGCTGTGCCGATCACATACGGACCGACCGTGTAGGAGCTTGCATTGACCGAGCCAATAGCACCGATCCACGCTGCCGATGGAGAGTTTACGGAGTTGAGCCCTACCGTTATCGATGCGCCGCCCTTGACGATTTCGGGCACTGGCAGAAACGGATCTTTGGCTGAGTTGCGGATCAGCGTGCCAGAGCGATCGAACATCACGCCGAGCGGGTATGAGGTTGTCGAGACGCTGTAATCTCTCGGCCTCGATAGCGGGTTCTCTTCTCGATCCGCGGGCGGTTGCCCGGTCTGCTGAGTCTCGACCGCAGGGTCGCCGGATGGCGCAGATGCTGCCGATGGTGCATCGACGTTGTACCCGTAATTGACGCTAATTCGCCAGAGCGTAGGGTCGCCCTGATCTTGAGACGGGCTGATGCTGAGGCAGTACGCGTTGGCATCCTCATTGTGCGCCGAGAATATGACCGGCAGCGATGGATGAGATGCTGCATATGCTGGCCCGTAGGTCGCAGCATCAGTGCGCACCAGAAATACACGTGTATAGGTGCGGTTGAATTTCTGATCGACGCTCGCCGTGCGCCCCTCGGCGACCTCGGTAAACAGTGTATACGCCATGTCGCCTCCTTTATTTTGGGATCACCAGAGTGCCGGGCTTAATGATATTTGCCTTTTCAGCCGCAGCCACTAATCGCTTCATTTGCTCAGCTTGAATCGCATCCTGCCGCGCAGCCTCAGCAGCAGCAGCGACCAGTTGTTTCTGTGGGTCGGCCTGAGCATTCATGCCCTCGACTCTCGCCCTGATCTGAGCCTCAGCAGCACCGGCAGAGCCAGCAACAAACGCTTGGGCAGTGCCTGCCTGGGGCGTGGCAAATTGTTTGACCATGTCTTGGAGCTGCTTGCCTACTACCCTAGTTTGTGCTGCTCGCAATTTGTCGGCGGATTCTTTGCTGCCCTTGGCTGCCTGCGCCATCATTGACTCAAGATTGCTGGTCATCTCGGCGAATTTCTCGGTGATGGTCATATTGTTATTTAGTATAGTCGCGGTCAATTTGGCGTTGTCTTTGGTAGCAAGTTCTAAATTTAAGGCTGCGACTTTTGCGGCCTCAGCCTCTTTTTTCTTGGCATCTTCTACAGCCTTGGCTGCTACTACCACATCATTATTGACGGCAGCCTCGACCTTGGCAGCCTCGATTTTCGCTTCCTCGACAACTGTGGCTTGCCCCCATGCGGCTTGAGCTGCTGCGAGGATTGCGGCATTTTCTCGAGCCAGTCTTGCTACCTCAGCAGGATCTGGCCCAAGGTCGAGATCACTGGGTAAGCCCCGAACTCCTGAAATAGCATTCAGTCCTGCTCTGAATGGAGCTGCTGCTACCGATGCCGCCACGTTGCCTGGGGTAAGATCTTTATAATCCTGCATCAATTTGCGTATGCCAGCGACTACCTCGTCAAACATCGTCTTAATGCTGACTATCGCGTCGATCAATTTGTTAGCTACATCCTTGGCGATCTGCTTGCTGGACTCAAATATGGCCTTCAATCCTTCGCCCTTGGTGCCCGGATCGATCACGGGTAAGAACGCCGCGGCGATCTCTTGCACGACCTCCTTGACGCCTTCAAACGCGCCTTTGAGCGCAGAGAATGCTTTTTCCGGTTGAAGTATGGCAAGCATCTGCTTGCCTATTTCTGTGAGCAGATCATTGAAGCCTGACGACAATTGTCGCAATTGCCCGTCAAATGATGCGCCAAATGCGTCAGCGGCTGCCTTAGCCTCTGGTGAATTGCTCGCTCTGAATACTGCGCGTACTGCCGTAGCACTGCTCACCGAGCCTTGCTGCACGGCAGCCATTGCCTCTTCTACCGAGTAGGCATTGCCCGTGACTGCCTCAAGCTCCTGGGCGAGTGCCTCAAATACTTTCAGCCCACCTCTTTGCAATGTTTTGAGCGGCCCATCAGTGGCGATGGCTGCGCCACGGATCTCGGTGATTGCCGCAGCAACTGCTTGAGCACCAGATGCTCCACCACCGAGCAGCTCGATGGCGTTGCCAGCATTGGCTAGGATTGTCGATGCGCCTGCCGTGCTAATGCCAGCGGCCGTGAATTGTTCAAATGCCTTGGCCAGATCCTGCAATGGCACGCCACTGCTACTGCTTATGTCGCGTAAATCCTTGATTACTTTATTGCCTGCCTCGATCGATTTGGCTGCGTACTGAGCCCGTATCGTCATCGTCTCGAGAGCGCCACCCATCTTTAGGATGGATACGGCACCTTGGATGGGTAGTCCAACGAAGAATTGGAACACGCCCTTGGCCATGTCCAGCAGGCCCTTAACGTCGTTGAGCGACTTAAGGCCTAGCATTTCTGATATATTGATCGGCTTGACTTTGCCAATTGACTCAAGGCTTTTCTTCGACTTGTCGGCGACATCGCCTACGTTTTTCAGGCTCTTGCTGGCATCCGCGGCCCCTTTGGTGACGTCAGAGCCCTGCCACGCCATTTGTACTGAGAGTTTGGCGATACTAGCCATATGCCTGCTCCCGTGTCATGACCTTGGCACCGGTCTCTACCAGTGCCGTGAGTGTCGTTCGCTCTGACTCCATCTCCGCGCAGAGATCGCGAGGCAGAAAGTCCGTAATCTTAGCACCCTTGGACCACGCCGCCATCGGTGCCCATGCCGCTAGCGCATGCTGTAGGTCGCTGCGGTAGTAGCCCCAAGGATCGAGCCGTATGAGTGCGACCCACTCAGCCAGCTCTGTGCTACTCATCCGCTCCTCGATCTCGCCGACCGTCATACCGAGATGACCAGCGAGCCGAAATAGCACCCGCCTGAGCGGGCGCTTGGCTAGTTTTTTTCCACGTCCTCAGGGCGTAATCCTACCAATTTGCAGGATGCGTCCCAGAGTCTATCGATCGACATGGCGGGCAGCCCGCTCACCACTGCGATGTCATTGTCAGCAAATAGTCTCACACCCTGCTCGTCGCAGATGGTGAGCACCAGCAGACGGGCGCGGATGTTGGCGTACCTTGCCGCGCCCTCATTTTCAATTTGCCACGCGTCCCACTGGTCGCGCTGGCCTGCCGTGATCTCTCGCAGGCATACATCTCCGCCCCACTCGGGCACGGAGATGGTAATGATGCGGGGCTTTGCGCCTGCGATAATTGCTGCTCTGTCTAGTGGCATTAGGTGTTACTCTTGTCGCTCAATTGGAGAGTTACTGTGTACCTCAGCGCTTCATCAGTCGCGCCGATATCAGGATACCCGATCTCGCTGATGTAACCATCGTACACTGCGATTGTATCGATATTTGCGCCACCGAGATCGACGGTCACGCGAGTGTGAACCTTGGCGAGCCGACGAGCATCGAGCAGGCTCAGCAGGTTAGTGGCAGTCGCGGTATCGTCGAGATACAAGGTGAATTGAACTGTGCCTGGGTCGTTGCGCACTGGCACACGTTGCATTTTCGTGTCGCTGAGCGCAGTCACATCAGCGAACGTCGTAGATCGTGCATTAGCCGCGATACTGATCAGCCCGTTTAGAGCTGCCGTGGTGCCTGCGGTGCTGCTGCTCAGCGTCGCGTAGGCTGCGGTCGTTCCCGGTCCTAGTACATTTGGCATGTCGAGACTCCTTTACTGGTATGTGCCGACTACGTCAATTGTAGTCAGTCGTGCTAGCTCGTCGGTCCCATCTCCCCCAAGCTCGGATTGATCCTGCGCTTCCTCGATGCGCCAGTGATGGATGGTCACGCCTGAAACTGTATGGCGTCCCGGTGTAGCCTCGATCTGCTCTGCGATCCACACTAGGACGCCCTGCGCACTCGATCGAGTCTCAGCCACTGCCGTGAGCGTAACACGCTCTGTGATCACCGCTGGTGTGCCCCTCAGCAGCATCTGTCGCTGAGTGCTGATGCCTTGGTAGACGACATAGGGCAGAGATGAGCCCACTGGCGCATTCTCGGGTGATATGCCACCGGGTATGGTCGTGCCGTAGTCGGTGCGACCGACGAGGTAGATGCGCAGGAGTTTGCCTAGGGCACTCATGTATCACTCCCCATGTCGGGGCTGATTTTGCCCTTGGCGATCAGGTCGTCGATGGCCATCTGAAGATAATCGACGGTGATGTCGGAAACCTGCCCGCTATTAGAATCGAGCGCAGGGCGGAAAAAAGGCTTGGGGCTAACTCTTATTCGCTTATTGCTGGCCCAAATTTTGGCAGTAAATCCATTTTCCACCAGATGTGCATACTTGGCGGGCTTTATTGTGATAGTGACGTTGCGCTGCGCTTTTTTGGCAGCAGTGGGCTTGTAATAGGCGATGAATACCTTGGCCTCGCTATTGCGCTTGGGGCCAATGATGGCGTTAACCGCGCCCTTGCGGGTCGTGGCGACTTTCACGCCGATGCTTTTTTTGAGCGCTTGGCTAGCGCCATACATGCGCACCAACTGATCGCCGACCCGCATTGTCTCTTTTCGATTAGGTGCCTTAGCCTTGGCCACCTTGGCGACCTGACCGCCGACCTTGCGAGCCGTTCGACGTAATGCGGTACGGATAGCGACCGGGAATTTTTTGAGCTTGGCGACCAGCTCTACTAGCCCATCGATATTGAGGGCGCTGCGTATGGCCATCACGCACCTCCAGTCGTGGTGGTGGTGGTCGTCGTAGGTGCTGCCGTTGTCGTCGTGCTGGTCGTGGTCGCTGGCGCATCTGACTCGACCTGCATAGCCATGATCTTGAGGTGTTTATTTACACCCTCAACGGTGCTTAATCCGACGATGTTGAGCGTGATGTCTCCGTAGATCATGCGGTGAGTCGGCAGCACATCGGTGCGGTATCTTATCGTGACCGTGTAGGTCGTTACTGATGACTGCATCAGAGCGCTCTGTGGCTCGCTGCCTGGAGTCGAGAGGACACTCGCCCAAACGGTCGCATAGGTCGCCCAGGTGCGGATTGCCTGCCCGTAATCATCGAGCGCATCAGTCGCAGCCTGAAGGGCTACGCGACGACGTAGATCTCCTACTACGGTGGCGGCGGGCATCAGCTATACCCTCCATCGGAGTAGAGCCTGAGCACGCTATCGACTGCCAGCGGGACTTCGCTGCCAAACGATCCGACTGCCTCCCGGTGCTCGTACCAATGGGCAACGAGCATCATGATTGCGAGGCGCAGGAGCTGCGGTATGCCCGTACTGGCTGCGCCGTAGCCTGCGATCCAGTCGATCTCGATTGCTCCACGCTGGAGCGGGTAGGTAACCGGCCAAATGCCGCTTGGTGGCAGCACGAGCAGGGGCGGGTTGTTGTCGAGTAAAATTTCAAAATCACCAGCGGCATACGTCATCGTTTGCTGATTGCCGTCACCGTCGTAGTATCGAATCCGCGGTGTGATGTATGCGATGCCCGTGATCAGGTTAGCCGCAGCCTCGACGGCTGGTGATCGTGGCAGCTCGATGTCGTAGGGCCAGTTATCCATCGTCAATCGGTATGCGGTATAGATCAGGGTGCGGCTAGTGTAACGCTCTACCATGTCACGTGCCGCGCTGATCATCGCAGTGATGAGCGCATCATCGTCGCTCAGGTCCACGCGCAGGTGGAGCTTCGCCTCAGCCAGTGTTACTGGCTCGGACGTGCCACGCGCGAGGATCTTGATGTTCATCGTTTCTCCACGTTTTTACGGCGCTTATTGTCTGCGATGTCTAAAGGTGGTGGAGCCAGTGCTGCTGGCTCCTGATAGGGCTCGGCGAGCCCAGCGGATACGAGCCGCTGGGCGTCATCGCCAATAATGTCCAGAACCTCACCGGGCATGTAGCTCACGAGAGTGCCAACACAATGTATGAGTATTTTCACTCTCATGAGTCTACCCCACATTAGGTTGCTGGCTGAGTGATACGGACGATGGCTGCGCTCTGAGCCACTTTGGAGTCAGAGCGGCGCACTGCCATAAAGCCGGTCTGATAGGCATCAGCATAGCGCTCGTTCATGCGGATGATTTCAATATCGCCCGCATCACGGATGTAAAACTTGCTGAAATCGCCGAACAGAACAGTTTTGGCATTGGCAGCGATTGAGCTGGCCATTGCGTTGTTGATGATCACCGGATAGCCCAAGAGCCGCGGTGCGTTGCCGTTGAGCAAGTCGAGGAACAATGGCCTGCTCTGTGAGTCGGCCAACTGAAGGATGGTAGACCAGATCGACTGGTGCATCATCCATGCGCCATTCTGCTGATAGCCATAATCGAGGGCATTGCGGCATCCCATGATATTGGCCAGCGTTATGGTGGTTGTGGTCGCGCCAGCAACGCCAGCCGATGAGCCGGTGACTACACCCTGAGGAGCAGTCGTGCCGTTACCAGTTGCGTGGTCGGTGGCTTCCTTGCGACCGAGACGCTCGCCGAGCAGGCCAGCAACTTCGGTAGCGAGATCCAAACCGGAGTCACGTAGGAGCTCATTGCTGAGCAGTACCAGCGACTCGGTGCGATATGCGCCGAGAATGATCTGGCCAAATGTCATGTCGGTAGCGGATGGTGCGGTGTTTTCCGCCCCAATAGCGCCGGGGTTGCCAGTGTCGTCAATCGTGGGGAAGGGCAAGCTATTGCCACTCTCGGTGCGGATGACGCGAGCAACATCACGAAGCGGGTTGAAATAGACGATCTTTTTCTCGAGCTCAGCGAGAAAGCCCTGCGGGATGGTGTAACCACCGGCACTGGAGCTGGTCGAGTTGGCGCGAGTCAGCACGATGCGGTTGGAGCCCAGGTTGAGGCCTGAGCGCTGAGCTGCTGAGCGGTGCTCAGGGCGAGCATCGTTGCCCAAAAACCAGCCACAAAGAGCTGTTTCACGGTCCCGATTAGCGCGCTTGTCGTCGAGGTCGCGCGTGAACATCGGCACGCCTACTGGAGCTGGGCGAGTGCGGCGTGAGCTTGCGCTGAGCACATCGCTGAGACGTGCGCGAGCTGCCTGCTGCTCAGCTGCTGGATCTGCTGCTGGTGCTTCTGCTGGCATCTCTTCGCCAGAGACCTCCTCAGCCATTGCAGCCTCGATAGCTGCGATGCGTACATCGTGCTCAGCAATAAGAGCAACGATCTCATCCACTTTTGCAGTCTCTTCTGGGGTCCACTCACGAGTCGATGCCGACTCATGGTAGGTCTTGGCCTGCTCTACTAGACGTGCTCGCTCTGCGAGCAGGTCGCGACGTGATACGCTCATGCAATCCTCCCTGCGCAGCCGAGCTGCGACAAAAGTAATCTTCGGCCTCGTAAATGTACGCTCAGTCTCAATTGACTAGCGCTCCACTGATCACGCGACCGTATCGCGACCGTGGTGTCCGGGTAGGCGGGGATGGTGACGACGGAGACCTCGATGAGCTCGACATCTGTCACGGTCCGCACTCGCACTGTTTCCTCGATTGTCCACTCGTCAGCTCGCACAATGAAGCCAAACGACATTTGGTTGACATCGCCGCGCTCGATGAGCATACGGAGATCTTTGGCATAGCTGGTGTCTGGCGGGTAGATCTCAACGCCAAGGCCATTTTTGTCGGTGCTCAGTTTGAGCGTGCCCGCACTGCGACGACCTAGCACGAGCGATGAGTCGTGATTGACCAGAGCCCGCACATCCGCGGACTTATCCTCGAGCGTGCGAGTAAATGCCGCGGGGCTGATGCGCTCACGGAACCCGCCCAGATCAACGCTGGCGGAATTGAACACGACCGCCACGCCTCGGATCTTGCGGTCGGCCATCTCCATCCGAGCTTCGACGCAGACGCGCCGCTCCCATCCCTCACTAGATCGCACGGACATGACTGATCTCCTCTCGCACGAAGTCATCCGCCACCGCCGCCGCCCGCTGGGTTTCCCAGCGCTGCAACGTGACATCCAACGCGCGGGTGTAGTCCGTCGCGTCGCTCGCCGCCACTGCCACGATCTGCCGCTTCGACGCCTCGAAATGCGCCGCCACGAGCTGGCCGGCCACGTCCTCGGCTGACCGCTCAGAGCCCGCCAGGAGCAAGTGAACGGCGACAGGGGCCGTCAGGGCCTCCACCCACAGATCGGCCTCGTGGGGCTCGTAGAACGTTTCCGCCCATGCCCGCAGCTTCTCGGGCGTGGCCCTCTTGCTCCGCGCCTTCTCCGTCTCTCGCCGGATCAGCCGCTGGAAGGCATCCGCGATCACGTTCCGCTGGGCGGTGATCAGCAGCGTCAGCCGGGCCGCATGGTCTTCCCGTTCCACGGCCAGTGCCTGTTCCGCCGCCGACTGGACTTCTCTGGCTGCCACCGCGTCAGCCGTGGCCTGTTCCGCGGCCACCTTCAGCTCGTGGGCCTGCTGCTCGGCGGCCGCTTGACTCGCCTGTGCCTGCAGGGCGCGCTGTTCGGCATCGGCCTGCG